AAGTCCCTAAGGATGGGGATTGTGATAAATGCATTGTAAACCATAAACAAAAACATCAACGTGAAATTCAAAGGATTATATCCCTGATACAATCTTAAGATAAACAAACTAAATAATAATATTTGTGGTCCAATACATAAGACCATAAATAAAACTTTAAAAGACTCATACCTATTAGACTTCGCATTCTTATCTCCCGTAGGAACCCACGCTTCGAGAGTATTAAACAAATAATCCCTTAAAGCATATAAATGAGAAAAATAAGAAACTTGTCTTGATCTTTGAATATAAAATCCGAATGGACACTTTAACCACCAAGCCATGAACAATGTTCCGTAAATAAAACTTGGTACGCTAAACAAAAGATTAAACCAATGCATCTTATCTGGACAAACAGAAAGGATAAATATGCTTGGAATTGGGGAAAACAAAACAGATACTCCTGTGCTCAAATAATAAAAAATCCCATTCGCATAACAAAGCCTTTGCATGAATGATATGTTTGCAGTCCAAAACTCCTTACTAAAAAACAAGGATATAGAACCCATTGACCATCTCATTTGCTGAACAAAGAAACTTTTTAGATCATCAGGACATATGCCCTTTGCGAGATTTATTGGAATATAAAAGACTCTCCAACCAGAAGAGATAAGCATGAAAGATGTCCTCATGTCCTCAGAATATGGAATAGGGGCAGTTCCACCAAATGGCTCAAGTGCCTTTCTTCGATATAAGGCATTTGTCCCGACACAAATACTAGCGTTAAATGTGTCTCTAGAGGTTTGCATCAAACGATAAAAAAGTTCTTGAACCGCGGAAGCCCCCTTGCCGATCCAAGTTCTGTGATTTTCAACTGTGAAATACTGTGGAGACTGAACGATTGCACACTTTTCGTATTCAAACATATAAGGCAAAAGTTCGATCAGCATATCTTTTCTGGGAGCGAAGTCAGCGTCTAAAATTAATATAAATTCACCAGAAGTTAATGGGAAAGCGTTACGTAAATTTCCAGCTTTCTTGAGTTCATTACCTTCTCTTCGTATATATCGATAATGATATTTATCGGCCAGTCTCTCGATAACGTCACTTTTACCATCGTCCAAAACATATATCTTAATTTGAGGATGAGCTTGTTTGAGTTGATAAACGTAAATCCAAGTATTTTCTATAACATCTACAGGCTCACCACAAACAGGCAAATAAATATCGACAGATGCTTCTTCCGATCGATCTAACCACTTGGCGCATATTCTTTGATGATTTTTGAAGTTAAATGGTTTTCCAAGGAAGCCAACGATGTAAGAAAGCAACAAATAGAAAGCCGTTAATAATACGAATAAACCATACGCCCAGGCGCTAGGATTATAGTAAACAAACAAGATGTTTCCGCTAAGAAGACACGCTGTAGAAAAAAATCCGAAGGTATATAAGGACCATCGACCTTGATCTAAGTAAAGATGCTTCTCAGCGTTTGATGGCGCTGAGTGCATGGGTTACCACAATTTATAAGATAAGCTTACGTAGAATTTATTTCTAGATTCTTGAGCGGTGAAGTCCTCTTGCCACTCAAAACCAGGAGCAACTGTCCAGGCTTTTCCAACTCCAACTTGTAATTCGTTTTTTAATACAAGCCAATGAGTGCTGTCTTTGTCTTCAAAGGGACGAGATCCATATCCAGTCCAAGAATTTAAAGCAACGTTTCTCATAAGAGGTTGCCAAACGGCTAACCCAACTTGAGGACGAACATTGCCGTCAGTGACATTTGTTTGAAGTTGAAGTTTTCCACTTCCAAAAGCGCTAGTTGAGAACAGGAGCATCGCTAACATTAGTTTTTTCATTATTTCCCCCTTTAGGAACATCTAAAAGCGTATAATCGTGAAACATCCACGTCATAGCCTTGTCATGCATTTCCATTGAAGTATTTCTTATAAAATCCAAAGCATCAAGCGATAACTTCACATATTTGGCCCTAAGAGAGAGGTCCTTTTCTTTAAAGGCTTTCTGTCTATAGGCTTGAGCAATGGCCATAATAGTTTCTGGACTATTTGGCTTTTTCTTTAATGCCAACTGAAGATATTTAATGGCTTCATCGTTTTTTTCATATCTAGACATAATGTCACCGGCAAACATAAGGGCATCTGCAGAATTCGGACAAGCTTCAACCATAGACTTTATAAAAGTGTCTAGCTCGGCTCTGTTATTATGAAAATGGTTTCTATTAATTTCATAGTGATGAATCCATGCAGAGACGCAGTTTCGATATAGTTCGATTGCCTTTTTAGACTCATGTTGTTGTAAGTGGATCCAGACATCCTTTGCTTTGCGCATAAACTCGACGCCATCGGCAACGCTCCATTGTGGTTTTGCCATGCTTGAGTCACCCTTTTTAAGAATATAGGTGTTTCCGTAGACCTCATCGTTTTTATAAACAACCTCTAATCCGGCTCTATGAATGATCCACTCGAGATGCTTTTCGCTCCACGCATTGATATGATCTGGATGCCAATAATATTCTAAATCAAAACTATTAACTCCGTCGCAATGCATTGCTTTAAACCACACGGGAGCAGATAAATAAAACACACCGTCATCTTTTAAACAGTCGGCATATTTTTTAAGCATTATGTCTGGATCGAGTTGGTGCTCAAGAACGTGATAAGAAGCAATAAGATCATACTTTTTAGTAAAATCAAAATCTTCCTCTAGTCGAATACCATACTCAAAAAAAGCAACTTTTATATAAGTACTTGTTAATTCTGTTCCGTTAATATCAGCTTGTGGAAATTTTTGTTTACAGAAGTTTAAAAACATCCCAATAGCCGACCCGACTTCACCAATAACCGGACGATCAATTCCTTGTTCTTTCCATCCATTAAACAATGGAGTTAAGAAAAAATCATGATACTGAACTTTTCTCTCTCCTGTTTTTACAGACTTCGCGTCCGGAACGGACCTGTAGTTTTTTCGGTAGTACTCTTTTATTTCTTCTTCTGTTTTATATTTTTCTGGATAAGAAACAAAGGAGCATGTCTGGCACATGTGTGTTCCTTCTGGTTTGATTCTATATTGATCAACATTTTTCCAGTTACCTACTGTTTCGCATACTGGGCATCTGAAGCTTTTAACTTTACTCATATAATTCCCCTTATTTTATTTGTCTTATCTATAATTGATTTTAAAGTTTCAGGTGTCACGGCTTGATCAGCGTCGCTCATGGATTTTTCTGGCTCTTCATGGCATTCGACAAGGAGACCATCTGCTCCGACGGCAACACCTGATAGCGCAATGCTCTCCACCAGATCACGACGACCAGTCGAATGAGACGCGTCCCATATGACAGGAACTCTGCAAATTGAATTAATAGAAGCCACAACATGAGGAGTGGGAGTCCAACGAACGTCATTGTGATAAGTAGAAGAACCTCGCTCAATAATTGAAACATCTTTTACTCCTCCGGTTAGTAAATGCTCCACTGATCCAAGACACTCGTCAACCGTAGAGCCAGGATGTCTCTTTAAAAAAACAGGCTTTCCCCACTTTCCAAGTGTTCTTAATAGAGGGTAATGCTGCATCGCACGCGCCCCTACCTGAAATACGTCACAATATTTAGCTAAAATTTCTAGCTGATCTGGCTGATATGAAATGACCTCAATAATGTTTTTTAAACCATTAGCCTTTGCAGCTTCGCTATATGACTTAATTAGATGTTCATCTACATACCCATATTTAATAGTTCTGTTTGGATAAGTACCCGCACGATATACGCCACCACGTAGATAATTTGCTCCTGCTTCTTTAACAATTTTAGCAATTCGATTTACTTGGTATTCAGACTCTACAGAACAGCTTCCACTAATTATTTTGAATTCATCATTAGGCGGTACATATGCTTTGACGTAATCGTATGAAGGATTCGGACCCCAAATTCTTTTGTTTGAAAAGTCCATTAGAAATTACTCTTCCTAAGAAACATCTCAAATTCCCTATCCCTAAGTTGTTTCGCTTTTTTAGCATCCATCATATAGTCCATGCGTTTTCCTTTTGCATATTTAGGAATCACAATATCCCCTGGCATTGGATACTTTTGCCTAAGTATCCATCTCATGCATCTTTCGAGATTTCTAATTCGTTTAATTACCCACAAATCTAATTTCTCAGAACCAAGTCCTTTTGAATTTATATCTGCAAGTCCGGCCTGAAGGCCATACCTCCATGCAGATAATTTCTCAACGCTACCTTTTGTGGCAGCCGTCTCGAGACAAGAGCGCCAGTGATCCTCAGTAAGTGTTGAATACATGGCTAAAACATCAAGAGCTGCGTACTTGCGTTTCCCCTGATTCACTTGTTCCCCCAAGTATTTTGTTTTTTATTTTCTCTCGTTCTTTAATATTAGTTTTAGACATTGAACTAGGAGTTTGTCGATAAACAAAAGTTGGTTTATTAAGATACCCAATCCTTACCTGTTCCTTGGCTCTTACCCATAAATCCAGACCTTCATAATTTCTAAGTTTATCGGTGAACTTAATATGGTTTAGAGCGGAAGTTCTATATATAGTTCCGCCAGCATGATGATTTTCTTTTCCAAGCTGAATATTTTTTCGACCAACGCCGGCATAACAATTTGGATATACTGCGTCTAGAGATCTGGAATCAATCTCGTTAACTAAGTCAGAGACAGCAGTTTTGTTGGTAAAATAATCATCAGCATCAAGACGAATTATATACTCTCCCTTTGCAAGGTTTAGCGCCCTATTAGAGCTTGATGAAAGGCCAACGTTAGATATGTTTTTATAATACTTTGTGTTTTTATAAGTCTGACAAAATTTTGACGCATGAAGTATTGTCTTATCTTGAGAGGCGTCATCAATAATCAAATACTCATAATTTTTAAAATTCTCCTGCATAGCAACAGATCCCATGGCTTCTTCAATCCATTTTTCTGCGTTATATGCGCATGTGTAGATCGTCACGTCGGGGAGTTTGTTTATGTTTTTAATCCAAGGATGCTCTTCGTAAAATGAGAATACATCGTCTATGGAACAATCAGGCCCAAGACTTGTAAACAACAAATCCATCATTTGAACATCTTCTGGATAGTCCACCAAAAGCCTTAAGTCACAATCAAGCATCATCTCATAATTTAATTTATTTTCTGTTGTTGCCTTAATTGCATAGGATATGTGCTCAATGTTTTTACCACCATATCTTTGAGCGGCCTTTTCTATGACATCAAAAGACATTATCTCAAATCCAGTCCCTGGAATAAAATCACTGGAATAAAGATAATCGAGACTCTTTCTTTTAAAGACGTCTAATAGAGAATTTAAAAGTACGTCAGAGACGAATATTTTATCGTGAGTAACTCTGATAATCGTGTCTATGTTGTTTTGCTTCGCGCACGCGTGAATTCTACCAAGAGGATTGCTGTCGAATCCTGTAGATATGAAAACCTTGTTAGGATACTTCTCCATAAGAAACATGTAGTCGTTAACTTCTGGTGCAGGAACAGCCAAATATAGAGGTATATCGCTTTTTATAAGTCTCCTTACTAAGTGCTCTATGTGATAAATTTCTTGATACTTAATAAAGCATTTTCCAGGCACACGAGAAGAGTGTTTTCTTGAACAAAGAATTATAGCAGTACTCATGAATCCCAAACTTTCTTAAAATTTTTATATGATTCAAAACTAGAACAGTTTCGACACGGATCTAAATTAAATGCGGACTTATCTTTTAAAGATTTTCTTATAGACTTGGCTTTTTCTGAATTCCAGATTTCTCTCAAACCCTGTTTATTACAATCCCCTATTACAAGACGTGACCCAATGTCAGGACAGCAAACGTGGACTTTGCCGTCCCAATCGACCATAAGTCTTGCGTGGGCTTGGACGCATGTTTGTCTATTTTTTGCATCTCGCTTTTCAACAACAGTTTCTGATAGGTCTTTATTTGTTCTTCCTTCAACGACATCTCTGACTGAGACAACTGCCGAAGGGAATCTAGATTTAATTTCATGTTCTAAATCCTCATCTTTATTTAGTTGAGTTCGAACGGACTGAACGACAAATACATTATCGCGACCAGGGTAATTATAATACTTAGACATGTTTGCAAGTGTCTTTTCATAGTTAGAACCTTTTCTTTGTTTCTCAAAAATATCCTTACGAAAAGAATCAAAACTTACTTTGACTTTTGTTTGGTTGCAGAGCCCTCGAAAGATAGATTCTTTTTCGTAAGGAAAATTAAAATTAGAATTAGTAACTCGATCAATGAATGTAGATCCATGTGCTTCTTTTTTGGAAATACTGGTTATGTATTCAAATTCAGGATGCATCGTGGATTCCCCACGGTAGTTAAACTTAACAGAATGAACCCCTAAATCAGCGGCTTCGAATATAATCTTTTGCGCTAGCAGTGTTTTCATGTACCCCTTTTTAAAAGGGAGTGTTGATCTGTCTGAGTGGTAACAATAGCCACAAGCATTAGTACAATACGAAGAGAGCTCGAGTGAAACATCTACTGGTTTAGAGAGATTTAAATATGGCGCGTAGTTATATTTAAAACGATATATCTGATAATTTAATTTTTGAAACATACCATATTAAGATATGTCCATTAGACTAAGGGTCAAGTGAGTTTTGTATGGTACAAAATAATAATTCCAGCTCCGCCTGACGCGCCAGATCCACCATTGTCTGGAGATCCGCCAGACCCGTGACCGGCTCCGCCGCCTCCACCAGCTCCGTATCCAGCGGCATTTGTATTTGCAGGAACGTTTCCGGTTGTTGTTCCATCTGTTCCTAGTCCGCCAACCCCATAACTTGAACCGCCGCCGCCGCCGCCTCCACCTTTTGATGCTCCACTACCACCGCCAGCACCACCAGAAGCATACCAAGGAGACGCCTCTCCTACAGTTCCAGAGGCTTGGAAAGCTCCGCCTGATCCACCAATCAACATCATCGCGTTCATTCCAAATAAACCAGTTAATGCTCTTGCTGTCGGAGATCCTCCATTTGTTCCGGATCCTCCAACCCCTCCAGCCGCTCCAGGGACATAAATTAAAGTGGTAGATCCTCGCAAAATAGAACTTGCAGAACCAGAAACACCGTCTCCCCCGCCACCGCCTCCTGCGCTAGTTGTTGCTGCAGCCCCTGCCCCGCCTTGACCGACAGTAAGAGATAATACATCCCCTGCTGTAACTTGAAATATTCTTGATAGCATCCAAGAACCGTTTCCACCAGATCCGCCTCCGCCGCCAGTAGTAGTTAGGCCGACACCACCACCTCCACCGCCCCCTGCGGCCCATGCTTCAACATGCAACTGTGTTATGCCAGCCGGAATAGTGAATGAAGCGTTTGCGGTATAAGTAAATGCAACAGTTGTTCTGGCAGAGGCTTCAAGACTTGCATTGGTCATTCCAGATGCTCCAATGTATGCCTTAGAAACTCCCTCGATTTGAAAATCAAATGCTCCAGTTGTATTTGAAGTATCACCCTTTATGACAAGGGTTGCAGTAGTGGTAGAAGTTAATAGATCAACTTGAGTTACATAAACTCCAGCCCAGTAATGGTCTGGTGCGCCAAGATAATGAAGATTATTTGAAGCACTGGCCGTACTCTCATTTATTGGCAACAAATCCCCTCTATAATTAGAAAAGTTTTGATTTACCTGAGAGCTTCGAGCCTTGGTGTTTGGTTGGAATGTATAGTAGGTAGTAATAGTACTTGGCATAAAGTTAAGTTTACTCCTTCAAACATTTTAATCAATTAAGACCTTAGACTAGCTTCTTAAGGCTAAATCTAAAATCCTGCATATCGCAACTTAAAGATCCTCCAGGATCATTCTTTCTTCCTAAAGGTACCGCAATTTCATCATGCCCAACAACCCAGTCATAATCAAACTCGGGATTAATATCTTTTTGCCATTTACAAAACTGCCACAATGAGTCTTCTTGTTCCTTAGTAAATTTATGATAATAACCTGGAAATTGGTTCATATTCATTTCATGAACATATCTAACTTCGTCAGGGTAATATTCCTCACCAAACCAAGACGAGTATTTATCAACCTTACCAGCTAGGGCCAACTTGGGAGATAGTTTGCCAGCATTACATATCTCCATTCCCATACAATAGCTAGATATGCCTTTAGTCTTAATCCACTCTGAAGATCCACAGTGATAAGCTACGTCATCTAGGAATTGATTTTGAGCTCGATATATCTTTCCATGGTCGTCCATTACAAGGCATCCAAGTCCTTTAAACGCTAAATTATTAAGAGTATTTATAGCGTCTTCACGGCCTTTTCTAGAGTGTCCAGCAGTAAAATGAACCACAAGACCTCTTGGTTGTCCGGTTTTTGTTTTATATTTTCCTTGGGTTTTGACTTGGACATTTACAGCCTCAATAATAGGAGGTCTTATTTTAGACACTATTCTTTCTGGTTCTTTATTTGTTCTGCAAATCATTTTTACACTTATTTAATTCCCTATGAAGTATCTCATGGTGAGTGTTAATTCTAGAAGATGCTTCTGGTGAAACACACTGAAATCCGATCATATCTTTGATTTGCTTTTCTTCAATAGGACAAAGTTCTCTTGGAATACAAACTGTATTTTCTCTATCTACGATAATACGAGTTAAAACGAGCGGCTCTTCTATTCCATGCGAAGAAAGGCAACTAGTTAGGAAAAGACTCGCTAACATTAATTTTAGAGCTTTCATCGACTAACCTTTTTTGAAGTTCTGGAGGTACTGGTTTTCCCTCCGCAATAAGTTTTTTAATTTGCTCGGCAATCTCATCAACCACTTTTGATTGATTGATACCGTCTTCATAAATAGATTTTCTTTTTTGATATTCAACGATGAACTGAAAGAGCCAAGAAATACCCTGACCTACCTTGTTTCCAAGATAGGTGATAATTGGTGTTATTATGGCCCCTACAATCCAACTCATTTTATTCTTTTAGTTTAGCCAAAAGATCTCTCAAGGCATCTTCTAATGCAGGAAGAGCCAACTGAAGAGCAGCATCATCAAACTTATTGTCTGTAGAAGCTACAAGAGCCTCTAATTTAGGCTTAACATATTCTTTTAGAGCAATTTCTAAAAGAAGCTTTTCAAAATCTACACAGCTTAAAAGCTTTTTAAGTAGTTCGTTATTCATATTATTCCCCCTTGGTTTGGTTCTCTAACAATAGTTCTATACGATATGTACGCTTGTCAATTGACCGAAGTGTTCCTTGGACTTCTTCCTGAAACTTATCTTGTCCAGCACTTATATATTCAACCTTCTCTCTGATCTCCTTGGCATTAAGCTCAACTGTAGTCATCCATGCTGCAAGACCACACAGGGCTACAAACATTCCTATTAAGGCACCGTATGTGACCTTTATCGCCCTATCTTCTGATATTTCTAAGATGAAGTCTTTTGACATTATTCTCTTCCTATAAACTTACATTCTAAGGTGTCCAAATTCATGTCTATACTTATAAGCCTAAATTCTTCTGAATTTAATTTCAAGCCATCTCCAGGAGAAGAGTCCCAAATCATCGCATCATCATGTTGAGCTGCTGTAGTGCTGTCTTCCCAGTTGTACACATCCCAAACTCCGTTCTGAGTAGGAAGGGTTGGGTCGTAAGTTATTAAAACTCTGTCGAAAATATCAAGGTGAGGGATAAACGAGGTCGAAAACTCAATCTCTCGTCGAATGGCAGAGAACTCTAGGAATAGACTATCGGCTATGTTTTCCGCAACCGTAGCAGTCGGTATCCAGAAGTTTTCTATAGAAATAGTTCTTTCTCCAAGCGTCCACGGACTTGAATCAGACCTAACCCTAAAGTCAGACTCTGCAACCTCATAACTTGAGGCTGTGTCAGCATCTACCCATTTTACAGTAACCCTTGAATAGTACTTATTAAACCTTTTACCAAACCAAGAAACGTTCTTAATAGTGTGTCCATAATAGGATGAAAACCCACCCACTCCTATGAAGTGATATACCGTAGCCGTATCTAAGGTTCTTGGGACAAACCTAAATGTCCCCTCCCTTGTCGCATAAGGGACATAGTTCTCAGCCTCTGCTAGCTTTTCAAGAACGTTCCAAACTGTAGCCTCAATAATATCTTGAGCCGTTGACGTGTTTAAATTTGTATATTGAACAGTAGTCGATTGTATATCAAAACCAGTCGATGTATCTCCGAAGAATGGTCTAAAAATATAATCACCATCACCGTCTTGTTGGTCTCTTAACATCTCTACAAAATCACTCGCTGTTAGTGAGCTATTCCATCCAGTTAATCTTCTGGCGGAAAATTGGCGGAAACACTCAGTTAAAGGAACAACGGGAATAGCTATTTCGTTGTTACCCTTAATATTTATGTCTCCAGAAATAAATCCATTATAGACAATATTCTCTGATGGATATTCAGTGACAGACCAAATGCCATTTGTTTTTGTTTCGTATAAAAAACCAGCCTCTATCTTTACAAGGGTTCTTTGTTGATCTGAATAATTAAACCAAAGAGAGTTTTCGTCATTGTAGTCGTTATATTTTCCAGACGAATTGTCCATTGTTAGAGTAATGTTGGAAAACTTAAATTGATTGATCTTATTAGAATCTACTGATTTTTTAATTGTTCCCCATTTAACTACATCATCGGTTAACTCGACCCACGCGTCTTCATATTGACCAGTTCCAGGCTCACGGCGCTTTATATAAAGCCTTCTATAGACCTTAGATCTAGGGTTTTTAATTTGTCCAACAAGGGAATTAAGTCCGCTCATGTTTCCTTCAAATCAATTGATCCAGTAAATCCTGCATTAGTTGCATCATCCGCATACTTATAGAAATCAAAGTTACCCATCCAGTTGGCTTCAAATAATATTCCATCCCAAGCTGTTCCGGTTCCGAATGGAACAAAGACTTTAGGAGTAAATTCATTATAGATTTCCAATAGAGAATCTTTAAACGTCTCAGTAATATATTTTAGCTTTACTTTTACCGACCATTTCGCTTGAACAGTCTGCCGTCTAGTTCCACCATCAGACAAGTTATGAATTAATTCTTTTGGGTCTATTATTGGAGTATAGCCGCCAGAATTCGGTATCTTGGCGAATGTTAATTCATTTGCACCGACATAGAAATAACCAACTGCTTTTTCAGAGTTTGCAGTCATGGTTGTTTTAATATCGAATGTTACAGATGTTACGTCTACTGGAGTACAGGCAAGATATAAATTAGTTGCAGAGTTATTTGTAAATTGAGATGTCGTTGTTGGACTAGTTAGCGTAAAGGCATTTGCCGTAACACCGTTATAGAATAGATTAAACTGCTTAGCATTGGTCTCCATTATAGCAATTCGATCTACTGTTTGAGTAGAATCAAAAGTAACTCTAATGGTTGTAGTAGTTAGATCTGAATTATCTCCACTAGATACATATTGTCTTCTTACATCAGGATTCATTATAGAGTCTGATGTAATTGTATTCGTGCTAACAAATAATTGAGTTGTTGTTTGAAGTAATGTTTGACTTAAAAATTCCATTAAACCACATCCGTTTCAAAGGCTACAGATTGATTAGATTGCCTTAATTTTAAAAGTTCTCTGTCCAAAACCCTAGCGAACTGTTCAGCCTGGCTTTGATCCCCCATAATTGGTCCATTAAAGTTAATAGTTACTCCGCCTCCACCCATGCCAAACTCACCAGCCCGATCAAGAGGAATGACGGCTTCTGGTTGTCCGCCTTCACCGATAGTAGCTTGAGTTCCGCCAGGCGTTGGCATTACGATACCCCCTTCTGCAAGTTGAACACCAGCAACTCTTGCGGCCTGAGAAGCCCCAGCAGCAATGGCTAAAGCAGCAAAGGCCGCACCAACATATGGACCACCTATTTCTGAACCAAATCTAAAACTACTCGCCGCAGATTGATAAGTATTAATCCAAATTTGAGCAATAGCAGCGGCTTTACCAGCGGCGGCCATTGCTTTATTGTGTGAGTTTTGTAATGTGGAAACACTAGACAAGAAAGTTTCTCGATCCTTTAGAGTCTGTTTGTTTTTTTCTTCTTCAGACTTAAGCTCTTCTTTATCAGCAACTTTTTTTCTCATTGCCTCTTTAGCTCTTATGGCATTTAGTCGTTCCATATACGAAGCATTAGAAGCAATAATTTTATCGTAAGTCGCTTGCTTGGCTGCTAATTCAGCATCACCCTTAATTTGTTCGTCAATAGCTAATTGAAGTACTTCCGCTTCTGTTTGCGCTGCTCTTTGAGCCTGCTCTTGTGCAAATTTATCTTGTTTTATTAGTAATGATTGTTCTGCCGACGCTCTCTCTTTTTGGACAATAGCATCTCTGAAGGCAATGGTTTCATCTAGTTCTTTCTGAAGTTGAGCGACGGCTTCGCCTCCAACTCTTGCTCTCTCAAGGGCCATAATTTGCTTGGCAATTCCAGCGATCTTTTTATCAACATCAGCCAACTTTGCAGTATCTAAATTTGGTCCAGCAAGTGCTGTAAAAAAATTAAGAACAGACGTTGTCATTCTTGCCAATGAGGATATAAATGGAGCTGATAATCTTCCAATAGTCTCCATAAAGTCGGACCAGGCATTACTTAACTGTTTCGTAGCTCCAAGTCCCTGTGCTGCAGTTTCCGCTTGGCCTTTATATTTACTATCAATTCCAGATATTACTTGTGCTAATCGCTCACCTTCGGTAGCCGTTTTTGAAATCTCAATACCTTGTCTTGCAAGAGCATTTGTTTCTGTCCCTATAGTTTTACCAACTAGTTCGGCAGCAGAGGCTAAATCCATTCCCTTTGCTGCTGCTAAATCTAATGTTGATTTAACAAGGGCATCGGAAACCTTTTGATTTTTTGAATAGGCCTGAAGAATTGCCGTAGCATTAACAATCTCTTCATCTCCAAATGTTGTTACTTTTTGTAGGGCAGAGGCTAAATTTATATATTCATTTTTAAGATCTTGAGTGAAAACACCAGCATTTACCATAGATGTGGTAAGCTTGTTAATAGCTGCTTCTTCTTCTCTAAATGCTTCTATAGCCTCGCCTACGAAATCGGCGACTGTTTTAAAGGCACTTACAACATCACCAGCCGTAATTACTAATCTATCTAGTATCTCTGTTCCGGCCTGCTTTATTTTAATTAATAATGTGGCTTCATTATTTGCCATCATCGGCTCCTTTTGGCGCTTTTAGATGCTCGTTCTTGAGCCTTAATCTCAGCCTCGTTACCTATCGTAGCTACTAATATATTAAACTGTAAATCATCAATTGTACCATTAAGAATGACACTTGGGAGAACACCATATCTTTTAGAGACTATATCAATGTCTAGTATTTTATCTTTAGCGAAGTACTTTATGTCGTTTTTTTTTTACCGTAAGTGTATTCCATAACTTTAGCGTAAAGCTCATGGGCCAATTCCCACTCAGTAAAAATGTTATCCACTAAAAGACCATCTGATTCCTTGTCGTTTCTCTTTAGTTTCGGATGAACTATGGCTGACATGAAAACATCTCTATAGTGTTCTTTAACCTTTTCTAAGGTCTTTTGAGTCACATCAGGAGGAGATGGATTTCCTACTTTATAGACATCATAGAGTTGAAGCATAACCTTAGACCCTTCTAAGAAACTAGATGGGTCTATTTTTTTAATCTTAAACTTAACTCCACAAACTCGAATCGACTTTGTTTTATTTAAAACCGATTCTAAATCATTTGAAAATGGCCACATCTTAGTTATAGCTCGTAGTTTTATTTTTAGTTCTAATTTTGGCAGCATATCCACCAGAAGTAGGATCTCGCAATACGATACAAGATACTTCTGATTTCAATATCTCATCTGGACCACCAATTTCAGGATCGCCAGCGTCGTTAATCAAGATATATGGCATATCAATAGCGATCTCTCTTCGAACTGTAGATCCTGAATATGTAGCCCCTTGGAATGACAGTTGAGCGGCCAAACGGGTCTGGTTGAGCATCGCAGAATAAGCTGTCAATGTGTCAAATCTCATAGAGAAATCAAATGTAAACTGTGCAATGCCTGGAGGAATGACATCTAGAATATCTGATCCAAGTCTACGAGAATCGGAATCCGTCTTAAGGTTATTGTTAATTCCAAACTCAAAAGATTGAACATGCCAGAAGGCAGAGGCTGTCAATGAAGCAAAAGTTGAGTCAATGCTCAATCTCATTCCTTCGAAAGAAAGAGGAGTTTGTACAACAGCAGGGAAGAGTGCAGATACGTCGGTGACAGATGTTGTAGAGTCAACGCCAACAAGAGAAGCAGCAACCATAAGTGCTTCGTCTATCTCTCCTGAAAAGCTAATCTCTCCGACTCGAACTCCGTTATAACCAAAAGTTTTTCCGTTTGTAGAATCACCTTTTCGAGCCGTAATACAAAGAGAAGAATAAGTTGTGTCAAAGTTATTTACTGAGAATGTGTGCTCTAAAACTCCGGCTCCAGTAGTGTCACCGGTTGCTGTTGCGGTACTTACCGTTCCACCGCCCATTGCATTATGAATTATATATTGGCAGGCGTCATTGTCGGCTGCTGCGTAGAATTCCATTTCTCCTTCAAGGACCTTACTTAGACCAATTGCATCTTGGTAGGTTCTAGAAGTAGTAATTTGCTCGATTACTTTAGTTTCCTTAAGGGTCTTCATTGAGAAAGATAAAAAGTCAATACCAGCAGTTGCCGTGTTAAACGTTTTAAAAGTGGTTTCCCTACCAAGTGCAACGTATGAAAATAAACCTACGTTTGCGTTTTGTCCTACTGCCATGTTACCCCCTAAAGAGTTGCAATATTAGCCAACCAGTGATCCTTGGCTATAGCATTTAATTCATTATTCAACTTTTTCAATTCTAACTCAATTTCATTTTTACGTATTACATTATCCCTAACTATTTTGGCGTCGCTAGTCTTATGTCTATGTTTCATGTTGCTTTCTAAAGAGCGAATTCCACCAAAAGGATTAATCGTATCTCGACTGCATTGAGCTACTGGAACATTAAAAGCCTGGATATACATATTTAGCCATGAGGCTGAATTAGATAGATTGTTAGAGCTGTAAATCATGTTACTGCTATTACTAAGACCATAAATATGCCTCATGTAATAGTACTTCCCGCCAGCCTCTTGATCAAACGCATAGTATTTACCACCCAATTTCCATGAATAATCAAAGCCAATAAGAATGAGCTTATCGTATCCAAATAGGTTTTGTTTTAGGGTATTCTCAGATTGAACCATAAGAACAACCATCATGTTGGAAACATTGGTTCCGGCAGTAACGGCATTCACACATCCAGATAGAGCCATGAATTCTTTTTCGTATTCCATGACATCTTTATTTACATAAAGATATACATCCTTCCAGTTTCCGCCTTCAGTCCACTTAGTATTCCCACAGACATTATTAAACAAGATAGTGTCTTGAAGCTTGTCCTTCCAAGGTTGCACATACTTTTCATATGAAACGTTAGCATCGCACACAACACAAATATATGGAGTTATCCCATGGTCCAGTAGATGGCCCAGCGTCTTATCACAACAAATGACATCAACATTATCTTTGTATTTTTTAATGGTCTCTAGATTCTCTTCAAATGAATACCCATTAGCTACTAAAAGAGCTGCTTTTCCTATACCTGTACTTCTAAAATCTTCGAACGATTTTGATTGAAACTTTTTATGATAAGAAGCGTTTGCTCTCCACTGTTTACACCACTGAGCATAAGCCTGCTTTGAATGCTTAATAATATCGTCTTTATTCATTGTTGTTTCCTTAGTAAAAAATACTTGCCTTTAAAGACATCAAACCAACTCGCATGTGGGTCTCTTCCCCATTTTGGAAATTATGGTATGTAACATCTGTTGGGTAATGCCATGTTACCGTGCTGTTTAAAGTATCATACGACCTTAAAACAGCCTCCACATTTTCCATTAAAATCTCACATTCTTCATCTGCAGAATCTTCCCTAAAATCTGATGTTAGGTCACTATAAATAAACCCAGCAATATTAAAAGTTATCTCACACTTTCTTTTGGCACTTGCCTGGTTAACCGCAACGCCAGTTAATTCTATGGACTTATCAGCAATAAATACGGTTAGACATGGATATAAATTTACGTCTAATTTTAGCTTCTCGGGGTTTACCTTCATTATATTTTGAACCCTTGAGGTCATCCCTAGAGATAGGTCTATGGGAGATCCCGTGGTGGTATTTGCACCATCAAGAATGCTACGTATTTGCTCTTTAATATTTCCAATATCTATAGGACTTGCCACATTACTCCAATAGCCATTTTTCTGTTGTTGAAACTAGCCTTTTCATGCCTTCTTTAGATAACCACATAAAAGGACGAGCTGGAATATTTTTATACCCATATTGATGAGTCGCCCCATATACGACATTGGTAAATAATAAAACCCCAACGTTATTGGTCTTAACTTTGCCTTTTCCTGGAGTCAGAGAATTTCTAAGTCGTCCTGAGTCTTGAAGGATTTTATTTCCACCCTTACCGATTCTTGCCATGTGGGCTGAATATATGGCAGACCAACTCTTCCATTTACCCTGCGGCCCCTCTTCGTTTTCAAAGTGATCTATGATGTCTCCAAAGCCAATTACTGACACTAGGTCGGCAAATGACTTTCTTTGCTCTATATCTTTCCATTTTTTGTTTATTTTCTTAAGGAATGATTGCCACTGGCTGTCTTCGAATTGAAACTCAGCAGACATGGTTAGTCTCTCTCGTCAGAAATAGCTTCCAGTTTATCGCTTGAGACATCCCAATTTTCAGGATCGTCTTCGTTAAATGTATTTGGATATTGCTCTGTGGTAAATACTTGCCATTCTCCATCTTCTAGTTCGTCAACAGGAATACCGTCTACTCCTATCAACTGCGCAGAACCTTCGTTAAGTTCTGTGAGATTGTCCATAACGCGCTTAATGTATTTGTCAGACCGTACGTATGACTCTTTACCCCCACGCGCGAGGTTCTCATACATGTAACCAATGGCAAGCGTCTCAGTTAAAGTAACAATCATTGGGGGGTATGTGGTCGTTGTCAAAAACGGAGCGGCACTAAAGTCGTACCGCTTTGCTAATCTTTTTTTGATTTCATTCTCAGCATCAGTAATGCATAGCGTTGCAAGAGCTGTTGTAGCCGAGTTAAATGTCGTTCCTACCATCTTAACTTGTAATGTGGTGGTAGTTGCAAACGCCATTATAACCTTTCTTTAAGTCTGCCTTCTGATCGAAGACGTTTAATCTGGTTAATTAATTGGTTACGTCGAGCCTGATACTCCGGAGGAGCATCTCGTCTTTCTTCGATGGTCCCAACATATTCTGAAACGGTTTTCCCAGATTTTTTTTTCTTAACAAGACAAAGTTTTTTACCAGCTACTAGCTCGTAATACTTGTCTACTACTGGGTTTGAATCTCTATCAGCCGCATGCTGTTTCGCAAGCTCTACTAAATGCTCACCAGGTGCGACTTCTTTTTTTGCAGGTCTACCGCGTTTTTTTGGCGGAGTGACTTGATCAGGTGTGTCCATTGTGTCTCCTTAAGGTTTATAAAGCCGGGGAATGCGAACACTCCCCGGGTGGTTTTTAGACTATTAAGCAATAACGCCATTCATGAAGTAGCCGGTCAATGAAGCAACAATTTTAAATTGATACTCTTGATCGACTTCAACTGCAGTGGCCTCACGCTCTTCATCTCTCCAGCTCTTAACCATTGGCTTCGGACGGGCAAACATATACCCAGAAGACAATTGGAAGAAACCAGGAGACGGTGCGCGATAACCAACCCATGCAGAGTTTGAACCCCATACGTTAGTTACTGCACCAGATGCAACAGAAGCGCCGTACAAGCTTGAATCAGAGTGTGTTACACCGATCAAAAACTCATCAATACCCAGAAGTCCTGAGATAATCGCAGGAGTCATTTCGCGAGAAGTATACTTCACGCGATCGGCAATGGATGAGTTGTTTTTCAATGCAACGTACACGGCCTGAGGAGCAAGTGCGACGTTTGGTTGCTGACCCGAGTTAGCAATGATTACTGATGTTGCAGTATCAAAGTCTTTAATTGGAGTCGAAGTTGTAGTTACCCACAATTCGTCACCACCTAAAGAAGCATTAAGAGACCATGAAGAAGTTGTGAGGAAGTTAGCCGCACAATCTGTCTCCATTTTCATCTTAATCTTTTCTACAAGATCAAGAGTAACATCTGCTTTAAGGTCAGTAATGTCATAGTTTTCAGCAGCAGAGTCGGGTATATAGCTTTTTAAAGCTTGTTTCCCAAGCGAGTAGCTGGCTGTTCCGATAGAAAACACATGCTCACGGGCTAAACCGCCAATGGCACGAGTAGTTTCTGGAATGACCCAGTTACGATCATATGTTCTATACAGGTCTGTCTGTTTTTTAACAGGGACCATGGGGAACAATTTGTCGTAAATAAAATTCTTATTTTCATACTTTACAGCTACGTTTGAGAGTAACTGGTCAGTGTGTAACGCTGATCTTAATGGTGTACTTGCCATATATGGTTACCCCCTTATTATGGAACGTCGTTCATACGACGAGGTTGAACCAAAACTTCTGCTAAAGTTCCGGTAGCCGATACTGTATTTAGACAAACCCCAAGCGTATATACACCAGCAGTAGATTCTACGAATGGAATTCCACGACCAGAGGCATCTGTCATTACAAGAACGCCAGCGGCCATAGTGTCGTTACAGTAAACTCTTGCAACACCCGCAACTGCTACAGGCACGCCTTGAGCGGCTGCATTAGCATTGTCAGTTGTTACACCTAAAATAATATCAGTAGTAGCGGAACAAGCAGCCACAGTATTTGGTGTGGATGTCTGTCGCACGATACGGTATGCAGTGATTGAACTAGCTTGCTTAAAGCTAATAGGTTCATATGCTCCCATTTTTCCCCCTTAGATTAAAAATTAAATTATTACTTCTTTTCTTTCATTACGGCTTTATATGCTTGCACGTAACTACATTTATTTTCTTCCATATACTTTTTGATCTTATCATCATCTTCTTCTTTTTCTTTTCCATAAGCCTTAGAAGACTCTTCGAAATTAACCTTAGAAGCTTCTGATGCAAGTTTAAGCATTTCTTCAACGATTTGCTCTTTTGTCATAGGCTTTTCATCAATGGAGTAGTCTTTGTGATTTGCAAGCAATGCACTCACATAAGGCTTCATGGATGGGGTCGAGAGCTTTTTTCCCTCTAATTCAGAAATAAATTGATCGCGCTTTGCCTCTTCAGCCTTCAGTAAGGCTTCCTGCTCACGCTTTTCTGCCTCCAACTTATACTGTTTTAATTGCTCGATTTCTTTTTCAACGGCTGACTTCTCATCAGTCAGTTTCTTAAGATCTTCGTCTTTTTGACTAAATTCTTTTTTAACTGTTTCGAGTTCTTGCTCAAGTGCCAATTCTTTTTCTGATTTATCGTCAGCCATTTGTTCCCCCATATTAGGATTTAATTCTACACTATACGTTTTAAAGTTATCTTGTTTTTCAAATAAAGCAATATCTTGAGGTGTCTTTTTAATGTTTAAATTATATTGACCTAGAATATCGTCTAGGTTCATTACTCCAGGATTCTCAGCTCCCAATAAGGCAATCGCACCAAGCACTCTAGAGTATTTGTTTCCTTCTACAGTTAAATTCCAATAAATCTCGCAGGAGACTTTTCGATATGCCTTTGCCTTAATTAATTTAAAAATCTTTTCAGGAACGTTTTCAAAATCGGCCAAAAGTTTAGTCCCTTTAACTTTAAGTTCAGAGACCCAACCTATAGACGGCATCCCGCTTGACTTAGCTAGCTTTTGTTTATCGTCATGGCCAAGCTTTAAATAAGGTCTAAATCCAATTTTTAGGGAATTAAATGAATTAACAATTTCGTATAGGTCGTTTATGGAATACTCGTCTTCGTTCCATGTGCCGGCAGAAAAAACCTCTATACCCTTTATTCGGTAGGTTTTCATCTCTTCTATTTTATCGAAAATTGCTTCCATGCGACCTCCATAAAAAATAATCTCACAATATTTATTAACCGGATACTAGTCTTGAGATTAGTTATTTAACGGCCTTTAATGCCTGCTGTTTTTCTGACAATACCTTAATGGCTATTGATAGTGCGTTTAATTCAAGAAAAGAAAATAAGGCCTGCTTCTCTGTTTGAAGAACTTGAACTGCTCTAGCTATTGTTTCAACTGCTTGTTCTGCTGTCATTTCCATTTTATGGTGCCTCCAATTTAGCTTTAATACTTAATAGTAAATTCTTTTGAGCTGTCAAGTCAGCTTCTCTTGCCAATTTAGCAGCCTCTAGACCGTCGATATGACTCTGTAACTCATTTGCCTTTAATTGAAGCTTATTTATGGTTTGAGTTATTGACGGAGCCCCTGCACTCTTTAAATAAGAAAGGTTTGCAACTAAAACATTCATTAGAGTTTGTTGACCAAAATCGGCCATAATCTCTTTCATCTTTAATTCTTCTTCTGCCGTAAGAGGGTCCATAAAATCTCCTTAGTTTGTGCTTCTGCCTACTTCTACCCAGTCCGTTCCGTTGGAAATAAAAGTAATTGTGTCATATTGAGTTGGTGTCCAGTTACCGGCCATGCGATGGTTTCCGCCAGTGCCCTGTGCAGAATCATCAATCAATTCTCCTGCGTTGGTACCAGTCCACTCAATCCTTAATAGATGTCCTGCAACCGTGCTTTGTGCAAGAATAAACGTTCTATTAGTCGCCGTGGCATTATCAGATGATAAAGAAATATATGAGATGTTTGACGTCGTAACGGTAGTGTTGTCAGCCGTCAAAGATACAGTTGATTTCCCGTATGCCACAGCTCCGTTCACATCACAGTCTACAGAAGGCGCGGTCGTTTTTCCGAATGAGAATTTACCAGAATGGGCACTTTGCGCACTTCCAGATCCATAAATAAACCAGCGTTTTGTGTCTGAAGTCATGGCGCTATGAACGCCGTAGGTTGCCGTACTTGCAACAGTCAGGTTAGGAATTGATAACCCATAAATATTGTCAATTGTTCCGCCGGATGTAACTGGGTTATTGGCTTTGAAATGATATAAGTTGGTTATCGTGGCGTTGGTGAAATCTGTTACTAAAAATTCAGAGATGTATGTCACATAACCCAAAACGTTATCAATTGTAATTGATGTGGCGGAAGCACCCTTGGTAATCCTGGGAGCGCTATGATATCCGCCCACGTTTGTAATCCTTGGAGTGATACTTGCCGCCGTCGGATTTACAGTAATGTTTGAGTTAAATCCATATTGCTGTGAGTTTGTATCGGAAGTAGATCCTGTTGGACGAAGAACTGTTTTTGAGAGGAATGTAGCGTTACTAGATAATACTTGTGCCACGCTATATTCAATAACAATGTCGGAATAAAAACCCCTAGTGTAACTGACACCAATGGCTGTTGTAAAAGTTCCGGTTAGTTTAATCCAGTCCATACCAGCAACACCACCAGATCCAGTTGCAGTGCAAGTTGCGGTTAAAACAATTGGATCGTTAATATTCACACGACCAGTATTGGTATCTGTTAGAGTTCCGGTATTCGCTCTAATGGTTAATGAAGAAGAAGTGGCAGTTCCACCAAAAATAGTCCCTGAGAATTCAGCGTTTTTATTACAATAAACTTTAATAGCCTGAGTTGGTGTAACACTCGCATCAGCCGTGACCAGTAAAGAAAGGGCTCCAGGCATTGAGGTTGTAGATACCGTTCCTAAATTACATACTGAAGCTATTACTTGGGCCGCTTTTAAGTATCCAACCGTGGTCGTACCTGAGTATGCATGAAACCCAATTATTCCAATAGAATCATTGGCTAGAACTGCAGTTGGTGTCCCATGTGTTCCGCGAGATTTAGATAAAACTGTATTTGCAGCAACGGTAGTCGAATCTATGTGAATATGATTGTTAATCCCAATCAAATCACTCGTCATGTCTACAGTTAATTTGGCCTGTACTGTTATGCTATTTACTACTAATGAAGAACTCTGTTGGCCTATTGATAGTGCCGATGTTGAGTTATCCCAATAAAACTCAGTCGCAGTCCCAAGTATTTTAGATCCATTAGAGAATAAAACAGCACCAGACGCGTGAGCGCACGTTAGACTACTTGCATCAATACCAGCAGGAATTACTGAAAATGAAAAAGCCCCTGTCGTGTCATTATAGTCAGGAGTTATCGTGGCCGTAGTCGTAAGCATGGTTCCTATAGCATCCTGTGCAGCCTCGTTAAAATCTGTAACTTGGCTTGCGGTGATAGCGATCGCACCAGTGCTAAAATGAATGGAGCTATTCGCAATATGGGTATCTATCTGAGTATGGGTGTTAGTCCCAGCTCCGGTTAAACTTTGATGGTCAATACCAGCAGGAATAACCGCAAAAGAAAATGCACCAGTCGTATCGTTGTAGTTTGGAGTTATAGAAGATGTTGCCGTTAATACAGTGCCAATTGCATCTTGCGCAGCTTCATTAAAGTCAGAGACCTGTGATGCCGTGATAGAGATCGCAGATTGTAAAAAGTGAATACCTGTACTTGCAATGTGGGCATCAATTTGGGTGTGCGTATTAGTTCCTGCGCCCGTTAAGCTTTGATGATCTATACCTGCCGGAATTACTGATAAAGAAAATGAGTTGGCGGTATCATCATAAGACACAGAAATAGAAGAAGTAGCTGTTACAGCATTAAATACTGCGTCCTGAGCGGCCTCTGTGAAATTTGATACTTGAGAAGCGGTAATAGAAATCGCACCTTGAGTAAAATGAATTGTGGCGTCTGCAATGTGAGTATCTATCTGAGCATGAGTATTTGTACCCGCACCAGTCAATGATTGATGGTTAATACCAGCGGCCAAAACAGCGAGAGAGAATGAGTTTGCAGTGTCGTCATATGTGGGAACAATAGAAGATGTTGCAGTAACTGCGTTAAATACAGCATCCTGAGCCGCTTCACTAAAGTCTGTAACTTGGGAAGCAGTAATTGCGATAGCACCGGTACTAAAGTGAATAGATGTATTGGCTATGTGAGTGTCAATCTGTGTATGAGTATTGGTTCCGGCCCCTGTGAGAGATTGGTGGTCTATGCCAGCAGGAATGACTGAAAATGAAAATGCACCGGTAGTATCATTGTACGATGGAGTTATCGTAGCGGTAGCTGTAAGGACATTTCCAACAGCATCTTGGGCGGCTTCGTTAAAGTCTGATACTTGAGATGCTGTAATTGCAATCGCTCCGGTGCTGAAGTGAATAGAGCTATTTGCTATATGTGTATCAATAGCCGCGTGATCGTTTGTCCCCGCGCCAGTGAGAGATTGGTGATTTATTCCAGATGCATCAAAAGAAATTGTATATGTATTAGCAGAATCATCATAAGTTCCTGTGGCCCCACCACTTGTAGTGATGGCTGTAAATACTGCGTCCTGTGCTCTTTCATTCGTGAAATATAAATTAGTTCCTTCTGGAAGATCTGTGGTAGATGAAATTCCTCCACCACCACCAATTATTGTAGTATCACCACCACCGCCGCTTCCACTAATAAAAGAATAATAGAATTTCCATTTATCTTTTTCTTTATAGAATACTTCCTTGGCTTCGTTAAATACCCAGTCACCCTCTTTACCTAATTCTTTTTTAGGATATCCAGGCTTTTCTACGTAATGTACAGCCCCTGAATCTTTTCCATCTTTACCACTTCGACCGTCTTTTCCATCCTTACCGTCTTTTCCTGACGGTCCTTGTGGGCCTGACGGACCAGTGTCTCCTTTATCGCCCTTTTCGCCTTTATCTCCGCGTTCACCTTTATCTCCCTTGTCACCCTTTGGGCCAGGAAGAGAAAGTCCACGCGGACCTCTCGGGCCAACTATGGATTTTCCAGGAGGGCCTGGAGGACCTTGTTTTCCCTCAGGACCTTGAATCGGAACTTGTTCGATAATTATTTGATCTTCTCCTGAAGAGACCTTTTCGATCTTTCCAGTCTTTGGATTATACCTTTGCATTATCTAACCTTTGGTGAACTAAGGATTTAATCTCAAGCTTTGTGTCGTCTTTATAAAGTACTGTTGTTTTTTGAAATGCCTCACCGTTAATAGAGTAAGTAATTATTTCTGTTAGTCCATCAGGAAATTCTGTGGAAATATCAACCCCGTCATCTGTTATCTTTGGTCTTTGTGGTAACGGCGTTATAACATTGGGCTCCTCAACTGCCTTTACAGGCTCTTCGATTCTATAAACAGAAAAACCCTTATCGGAAACTTCTTCTTCTAGGAATTTTTCTACATTTTTGCCCGAGTTAGTCACTTCATCAGATGACCATTCCTCATACTTAGTAATAGGTACAAGTACTGATCTACAGTTAAAATGCATAGGAGGGATAGGAGCCTCTCCGGCAGGAAAGGTAAGCCCATGAAGATTTCCACAAACATCAGATGTTCTATCATCTAATATAGCAGCAAACTGGTAAGCACTAACAATACCAGTAGAACTAAAGTATTCCATTCGTCCACGGTTAAATACCTCCGTTGATTTGGTTCTAGCGTATCTCTCTAAACTAACGTCCGATAATTCTTTGCCATCATCATCTAGCACTCCAACAACATCGGATAAAGGACGACCATCTTTAATGGCTGAATTAAGAGCTGTTCTAGTTTTCTTATTAATTGTGTATTCCCAGTCTCCGACATATTGAAATGTTTCTTTCTCCAGATAATTTAAAAACTCATCGTGTGGGATATTTTGATTTTTCTTTTTAGCATGGTCTGCTCGTTTAAGCTCAGATCCAGCCATAATCTTAGAATCTTTATGGAGTTGTCTAAAATGTTTTTTAAACACGCCTTGCATTTGCTTTAGGTATTTACCCCTAATGCCTATGTCTTTTGTGATGTCTTGATTAGGAATAATCTTAGCCTTTTTTATGTCTGCATAAAGGTCTTCAAACGCATCTGATACGATTGGCTCTAACTCCTCTAAGATTTTAAGCTCGGAGTTTTTCATTAAGTTATCAGCCATTTTAAAGTCTACGCGTCTTTTGTATTCACCGGGAAGGGTAGACATCGCCATTTTAAATTCTTTTTTCTCAGGCTCTTCTTTTCCTTCTTCTTTTGGCTCTTCTTTTTTGTCTTCTGGCTTTTCGCCTTCTTCTTTTTCAATCGGCTCTCCATCGGGACCCATCTCCTGTTCTATCGGTTGACCATCAGGACCTAACATTTGCTGTCCTGGTATTTCAAGCTCATCACTTTGAGGGAACTTAACAAGATTTCTAAAATGATTAACCTCATCAAGTGTCGGAGTCCATTTGCCTCCTTGAACACCTTTGATCCACATTTCAGCTTGTTTCATTGCGTCTACTTCGCTAAGTGGCATGAACTTAAACTTAGGATAATCTTCTTGAAGACCATAATTAAATATCACTAGTGGTCTAATGATATGTTGATCCATGATTCTCTCTAGGATTTGTCTACGTCTATAAATGTGTTTATAAAATAGACCTATCTGTTCTTGACCGAGAGAGAAAGAACCCCCACCGGTCTCCGATCCTTGGAAGCCGATGAGGTCAGGGATGAATAGAGCCCTCCCTATATACATGTTAAATAAATTTAATCCTTTAACGTATGCTTCACCGTTGGTTTTTGCTTCTAGGAACTCGAGTTCGAACTCTTTAGGAATTGCCATTGCTGACTTAGTTTGAAAGTTCTTAATTGCATCAAAGATCTCTGAAACAACTCCAGAAGGAGCGCGTCTATCATACTTTGCAACGGGCTTTGGACCAGCAGCGTTTTCTAAGTAAATAGCATAAAATCTAGATACGTGTTTCTTTGTAACGTAGGCCTGGTAAGCAGCCCACAGGTCTGATCTTCCATATGGGTTTTGAAATTTATCATTATTTATATAATGAATAATACTCTCAGGGTTTACATCAATTGATCCGTTAGGGCCTCTTTGCTCATACCTTTCCATGTTTCCATGGTCATCTGTATGAAGTAACCATGTAGATGGATGCCTTGGTTTAATGTCCTTTAAAGCAAGCTGTCCATCGACTGTCTTTTTAAATAGCTTTTCACTAACAGAAAATCCAAACTCATAGGCTTGTAATATGTCTGTTAGGATCTCACTTAACGGCCTATCGGTTTCATCACTTAGACAATTCTCAAGCTCTTTTTTAATATCAGCTTGCGACTCGTCAAGGGTCTCAATATACCACCCTGAACCAACGACTAAATCTTTTTTAAGATTAAGTGCTACATTTATTTGATCGTCCATGAGCATTTGCTCATAAACACCATAGGTAAAATCTTTTTCAACGAGTGGATCTGGATTGTATGGTCTTTTAAAAGAATCTGGATAGTAGGCGGATACTTTAAATGTGGACTCAATTTCGCCAGTGTATAGCCCTTTCATTATGTCTTGTGATTCTGATTTTTGAGATTTAGGACTGGCTTCTGGCTTTTCGTACTCGTCCGCCATTTATCCCCCTTAATTAAGATTTAATTTTTCCCCTTATGTCAGAATATACATCCAACACGCCTTCTTCAATACACATTTGAAGTGCAATACACGCTGAAATAAACAAATCATCGTGTTTTGTCTCTTCAGCCTCGATCTTTCCTTCATTATTTGTCAACGTTAAACACTCACCTAAAGTCTGACGATCATTAAGAATTATAGTACCGTTTTCTACGCCTTCTATAAATACATCTATCATCAATGGTCTAGTGACTCGGTCTGTAGTCCAGCCTAACTTCATTTCTTCTAGTTCTGTTTTCTTATTTTCTTTTCTTGTTCGATAAAGATTTGCATAATTATGGACTTCATCTAGTTTAAGCAAAACCGCATGGCCGTGATTGTTTCGTTCAACCCCTAAAAGAAGCGGCGGGTAGGCTCTTGAATAAAGATTGGCCATTTCAATTAATACATCGGCAAATTCTGAAGGCTTAAGATTATTTGCATTAAATGATGCTACCTGTTCTCTGGTACTGACTTTAAATACATGTGCGGCACTATGATCGCCCTCAACCCCTTCGGCAGGGTCGGAGCCTATTACATATAGTTCGTCTTTTTTCCATTCTTCATAAATTCGTATGCCATTTATTAATTTAATTGGCTTTGGTGCGTTGTCATACATCGGTTTTATGATCTCTAACCTAAACGGGTTTTGACCTGAGGTTAGAAAACACGTTGCATCATTTTCGCTATATTCCTGGTGGAACATTCCTTTTAGCTCACGTTGCTTAAATCTGCGAAAAGCAATTTGGTCCATACTTATGTGGACTCCATACTTAGAAAGTCCATATTTCTGTAGACGAACCTCATCTTCAGTAAGATCTGATTGTTTTATTTCGTGATTAGAAATTGCATATTCCTCTTGAAAGTACCACGGATAAAATATTTTTTTATAATTTGAATCTTGATCCATGTATGCCTCGTAAAACTCATTAAGGCCATTAGGAGTGCTTTCTATAGTTATTATGCCGTCGATTGGAACTGATTCTAGAGTTGCAAGAACCCTACTGCGTTCTTTTACAAACGCCATTTCAGATATGTGCAACCAATTTACTGTCGACCCCCTGTTTTCTAAGTCACAATATATTCTTGAGTTATTTTTAGGAAAATACATTGCAAACCGGCTTCCCCCTCCACGATCAAGTTCTGGCTGTAGCTGAGGATGCAAATAATCGTAAGCTCTCTTTGGAATCCTAAATAATTTTTCTAATGCGTCTTGTTCGTGGGCCAATACCATTGCTGTCTTGTTTTTTCCAAAAAAGACATAATCAGACATTTTCAAAAGCTCATTAGTAGTAATTCCGACCTGACGAGCCTTTAAAATAAGTTTTCTTTTTGCTGTTTCTTTGTTTAATAGCCTCTGAATATAGTTCGGTTTAAATTTAGATTTATTGCCAGATTTATCGACTATAAAATATAAATTTTCAAGACGCCAACTTGGGTCCTTAAACCTCGGATCTATGTTCACGATATTTTCTTGCGCGTATTCTATCGCAAGCCCTACATTTACGAAAAATCAATCCTTTGGACTTATCTTTATAAAGACGAAGATTGTCACCAAATAATGGGTGGTTTCTTTTGCAATGTTTTTTATTCAATTCTGGATTAACTATTCTGCCTTTTTTTGCGCAATCTTTCATATTTTCAGCATGAGTTCCTAACCATAAATGATCCGGATTTATGCATTTTGGATTATCACATGAGTGGCAAACAGACATGTCTCTAGGTATATCTCCTTTGGCAATTAAATAACTAAATCTATGTGCCAAAAATACTTTGTTTTTAACCCAAAAATTTGCATAGCCGTCTTTGCGGATATACCCCGTCCATTCCCAACATTTTCCTGGTTCAAAAAACTTAACCTTATTCATAAATCTTAGTAGTGTTTTGTCATCAATGATCATATCGAGGCTCTCTGTTTATATCTTTCTACAATTAAATCTCTGAGCTCTTTTTGTCGATAAAAATAATTATTAGGTATACCAAGGCATAGTACGTTTGGTTTATTTTTTAATTCTATTTGCGACAAAATGTTTAAAACAGTCTCGTAATGACCTTCGTCCATACATACTATTTCATCAGCCCAGCTTAAAAGCACATCGTCTAGTTTTATTAAGGCAAGATCATCAGAAGCCCCGGCAGATCTGGTATTAAAATTAAATGGTGGAAGTGATAGTACGTACGCAGCAGTGGGTGATCGAAGTAGTCCAGCCGTACATACACATAGTACTTTTTTGTACTCTCCTTGACATGGGTTTTGGACGGTATGAGTCCTGTTCATTTCTTGCATGTTCATTCTTCGTCCAGCTCCTTCATGTATTTTTCTATCTCTTCTGGAGTAACGTCCTCAACCCATGCTGCTACTTGGTTGCCGCATTTATCACACGTGTAGTATCTGTATGTTCCGACTCTGTCATGAATTCCGATTAGCCAGTCGTCAATTTCTGGAAGTTGCATTTTGCACTTTGAGCACTGAGCACTCATTTCTTTTCAATCTCCGCCATGATTGCATCGTGAAGCTTATAAACACCGACCTTTAGATCAGCATCTACTTTATCAGCAACTTTTCCTATAGATCTGGCAAGCATTGGTTCAATCCAAGAGAAATCGCCTTTTTCAATAGCCTTAGTCATGCATTTGATTACTAAAAGATCAATGGCTGGTTTTCCTGTCTGAGTATACTCAGCCTTAAGTTCATCCAGTGACATGTTTATGTATTTGTAAATTGAAAGTTCTAATTCTGATTGTCTATGTTGACGTAGTTCTTTTAATTCTGGAGGCAAAGCACGACTGGACTTCTTTCCAGCCAGTGATGCTTCCTTGCTTCCTTTCTTGAATTTTCTAACAGGATTAGGGTTAGCCACTTTGCGTTATCTTTTCGTTAGTTAAAGTGTTACTTGAAGTATTTTGGAGCGCATCGGTCGGACTTTCACCGCCCCCTTCAGTCTGGTAGACTGACGTGCCAGATTCAACACTAGATGCGCGTTTAGGATATGGTTTTCTTAATGGTTCGATCTGTTTTCTGATCTCTTTTGTTAGCGGCATTAAATATCTATGCTTGAGTGTTGGCTTTCTTGTTTTTATGCCTGGGTTTTTTTCTATAAATTTCTTTCCTTGTACTCCATATGTTGAGCCAACCGATTTTGGATGGGTCCATTTTCCGTTTATAAGATATTCCAAAGATCCTCCAGGAACTTGAGTTCCTGAGTATATCCAGTTTGTTGCCTGATATATGCCGCCGTGGTGATTTTGTCTCGGATCTGCAAAAGATATAATCAACTTAAGACCAGGGTTTGATTTTTTTAAAAATGACATTGAAACACTTAGTATTCTTGAAACTGGTGTATCGTGATTATTAAGAGCTATCCTGGTTAGCTCACATCCTTCATATTGGGTTAGTTTGTATGGTTTTAGGAGGTTTGGAGAAGCCCCACGAGAAAAGAGGACAACTCCTATAAACTTATCATTTTCCCATACTCCTAGCTTAACTATTTTCCCAACAGGAACGCATTTCGAGTAATGCCAATTCTCACAAGCGTATTTAGCTGCTGCATGAGTAGCCCAATCAATTTTTAATTTTGGCTTGGGATTTTTCGAACTCTGTTCCACAGCTTGGACACTCCATATAGACTAATTGTTTCTGATCTAGTTTTCCCTGTTCGTCCTCTGATCCAGGTTCAAAGTTTAAATTAAAGTCTTTTAATCCTAGCCAGTCCAAATCAAAACTAGATCCGTCTAATTCTTCAAGATCAAAGTTAATTCCGGATAGATCTAACTCTGCCCAATTTGCAATAGCGTTATCGCTTTGTAGGAATGCATACTCTTGGTCTTGGTCCTTAAACTCTTGATAAACGACTGGGACAGTCTCAGCCTTTAACTCTTGTAAGGCTAGTAAGGTGCCATGACCTTTAACTATATTTCCTGACAATTTACTAACTACTATTGGAGCTCTGACCCCTTGATAGTCGATTAATTTAGCCAAACGTTTAATTTGATCCGTTGGGTGTTTGTTTCTATTTTTAGGGTGTGGTTTTAGAGATTTTGGAGATACTAATTCGTCGTATTTACATTGAATGTTCATCTATCCTCCGCTTAACAGGTTTGTGAATTGCGTTAATTCGAATTGTTTCACACAGGTCTTTACAAATCAAATTAGACCTTAGTATAGTTTCTCTGCTGGCGCTGTGGGATTTAGCAAACAAGACCTCATGGCGTCAGCACTTTTATGTATATATGCATAAATTTATTGATAAGTCGTAATGAACAGTTTCCCATCTTTGTTCACGATAATGATGGCTTGGTCTTTTTGTAATCGATAAACACTTTCGACATCTACGATAGCCTGACCACAAGTTGTCTCGTTTGTTATGGCGTTCACAACGCACATAGGGGCGACTACGTAGTCTTTTTTCTTTTCTTCTTTTGGCTGAGAGGCGCAGCTTAAGAAAAGTGTACTAAAGATAATTAAAGCGTATTTCATATTCACCTGTTTTTTCGTCAACGTCTATTCGTGAGAAACCTGTTTGCCAATTATCTTTTGACCCTCGATAGTTGAAACAATCTTGGTTAATATCTCCCAGCCATCCGTTTGAAACTGCTGTAACATTATAAGGTTCAGGACCAAACTTCTTAGAAGTATAGGACTGGTAAACGTGGCAATGGCCGTATATAATAGACACAACGGATTTTTCTGCTGTTCCCTTTGAATGATTTGCTCCTCCAGCAAGAGGCTCGTGTCTGACATAAAGATCTTTCGTGTTGCCAACTTTTACTAATTGAGTTGGTTTATAATCATAGAACTTAAAGTTTTTTCTTTCATCAAATCTGAATAACTTAGGAGCTTCAAGCATTCCCCACAGTTGTGGCGCCATGTCTCTGATATATCGAAAGATCCGATACTCATGGTTTCCACAAATGTAATCTATTGGGATATCTCCAAAGAGTTTTTCTAATTGATCAAATTTTTTGTTGGCGTATTCGAGTTCATTAAGAAGAGATTGTTGAGCTCTTGGGGATTTTGGGTGAGCCGAGACTGATTCAATTTCGCATACATCGCCGTTTAAGTATATTCCTCTTAGGTCGGGATATTTTTCTATAAGCTTTATAGCTTTATAATAGGCATTACCTTCGTAGGGGAAATGGATATCGTTAAGGACCGCGTATTGGATCAATCCCATTAATCATTAAGGTATACAATAATTTAGGTTTAGCTATCGGACGATGGTCCAGAATTGTTACTGGACAAGGTTTCTGGGAGAACTTGAACTATGAACTGACAACGGGTTTTTACTCCGGCTTTTTTGTAGAGTTTCGCAATATGGTATTTGCTTGTTTGAATGACGATGCCAAGTTCTGTGCAAATTTCTTTGTTAGATTTTCCCTGAAGAATGAGGAGTGCGACTTGTTTTTCGCGCGGAGATAGCATGTCTAAGAGATTACCCATTTGGCTATATGGAATGGTTAAGTTTAATAAAAGTCAAGTGTGTCGTAGTTTTTTAACACCAAATTCATCTATAAAGGTCCACCCTTTATAAGAGAGTTGTTTGATCATGATTGGGTATTTTTGGCAGAAGCGATACCAGCCAAGCTGATGGGACTCTTGGTGGTGACGTCTACACATGCTGATTAGATTCCAGGATTCATCGGGGCCGCCGGAGCCTTTTGATTGTATGTGACAGACGTCCGTGGGGGTTGTCCCGCATAGGGGACACGCAAAAAGTCTTAAGTGTTGAAAGAGGGCTTTTTTGTTTTTACTCTTCGTCATCGTACATAGACAGTATGACGTAATAGATGCACAAGACAAAGGCTAGAAAGGCAAAAAATAATGTGAACTTTTCTTGTTCCATTGGTTTAGTCTAGACATATTTTATTTAATAAATCTATAGAAAAAGACCCTTGGAAGCGGGTGGTACGCCGAAACCAAGGGTCACAACAACTAGGTATATTCGATATATACTGCCTAGGCTTAAGAATCAAATGCTCGTAAAATTACTTCTAAATAGTTTTGACCTGTGTCAGATGGAAGTTTGCGGCTTCCATCATATGATCGTATAATCGCGTCATCTAAGATGACCCCAGCCTTTGTTAGGCAGTCTTCTGGATGTTGAATGATGTTTGATAGATCGCCTAGTTTTAGGTTCATTTCACCTTTTTTAGTGTAGAAGTTAGTAAAGTAAAATTTAAATTCAGCGTGGATATATTCTTTAAGAGATGGTTTCCCGCCCCAGGCTTGTCTCATTTGAAGGATAAGATAATTTCGATCATTGATTAGGGCTTGTTGTTTTCCACAAAAAAGGCGTTTCCCAGCCATGCGGATAATATTATTATTCTTAGGGCTCCAATGTTTTGGAACGTCGGTAATAAAATGAAATAAAAGCATCCATAAAGGTTATGGTCCTCGGTGAAAATCATCAATATATTTTTTTATTAATGCTCTTATAACTGCCGACATTGTTAGTCCTTGAGACTTTGCAATACGTTTTAATTCTGATGAGTCTCTTAGTTCTATTTCTAGATATATGGCGTCAAGCTTCTTTTTCTTTGGAAGATATTCCTTTAAGTCTTTCATTGTAAACAGTCTCCTTCTGTTTCGAAATAGAAAACCATTTCATTTATTTTTCTTGCCCATTGACCATCACAAAGATGCGAACATGAATTGCTCACATCTTTCGGGTTTGCACAATAAGGACTGTATTCATAGTCTGATTTCCCGCAACCCAAAAAGTAAACAGCGATGATAATTAAAACAATAAGTCTGATGAGACTCATCGTCCTGCCTTCTTGAGAGCTTTGTTTATTTTATCAAGCGCCTTGGGTGACAAAGCCGATCCAGATGGATCAATACTATCAACCATTATATATTCAAGAGCTTCGAGTAAGTCAGGAGCAGCGGCGATAAGCCTGGCGTCAGCTTTGTAATTGAAACTATCTATATCTGCGATAACGTGTCCAGTTGTGTCGCTTTGTATTCTACAGATACCGCCTTTAAATAAAGATCGCCATGGCCCTAGTGTATAAAAGCTCATTTTTTATCTCCCATTAGACTTCTGGTTTTTTCATCCACTTCCCATATTAATAAACCAAATGCCTGTTCTATTTTTGTTTGGTTGCCTGTGTCATCTGGACATAAAAAATCTAGGTATTTGTTTTGAAGTTCAAATAGCTCTTTCCTTAGTTTTCTTAATTTTTCAAGTTTAAAATCAATCATAGTATTCCTCCTAGATAGTTGTTAATCTCATCTCCTAAGATTGAATATCCAATTGAGTTAAAATGAACGTCGTTTTGAAGCTCATTATTAGTGTGATATTCCAAAATGCTATTTGAAAGAGTGTATAGGTCTACAACTGGAATACCTTCGTCAGTCATAACTTGTAAAGCCACGGCTTGATAATCTAGTTCGCACTCACGACAAAACTTCCCGTCAGCGTTTACCGGAATTCCTGTAGTCATAATAAATACTGGGTTTAAGGTTACAGCCTTAATTTTACTAGCAATGATTCTTAAGTTAGCTTCGTACTCAATAAGAGACGTTCCGTTTTCTCTTTGTAGATCCCACAGTCCATGATTAAAGGTGATGGCCTTCCAATGGGGCCGCATGGCCAACCAATCATCAATCCGTCGAACTCCATTAGAAGACCATCTAGAATTACAAGGGGTATGCATAACGTCATATTCAGAGAATTCTGATTTAATAAAAGGTGTGTACCCGATTGAGATTGAATCCCCTATTACAAGAACGTCTTCTCTTTGATCGTCAGTTGTAACAAGTGTTTCATCACATTGAGTCTTTTCATTTTGACCACACCCGACTAAACATCCAAAAACACCCAATATTAAAAGTCTCATGTTTTTATCTCCTATATACATACTATACTATGGTCTAGTGCATAAGTATAGAGAAAAGTATAGAGAAAAGTATAGGTGTGTCATAGTAGTACAGATCAAACGTAGTAGACTTAATAGCCAACATAACGCGACAAGACATAGTGTCCTTATATATAGTGTATCGACACATAGTGATAACACTACCACTAGTGATCTGGACTTAAAATTTAAACTAGAGTTTTACAAAAATAAGAACTTTAAGTATTTCTAAAAAAGTCCAATATCTCCTTATAAGACGTAAAAACTAATGGAGCGCTATTTGAAATACCGAAATAGCATTGTTGAAAAACGGTCATGACACCTATTGAGGGGAGCATTTAAATAGGAGCATGAACATAAACCCGTATGGGCTACTAAAGGGGTTTAGATTTATCTCAAGGTGGGTTTTGTAGAGTGATGGTCTACGAATTTGATTCAGTACTTACCTAAGTTTATTTTGTGAACTTATGCGATTACTGAATACATCAAAAGAGGTAAGGGAATAAATACCTTCTAACCACTAGTCGTCTTGATCGCCTAGGTAGGTAGGGGAATCATCCACTCTATTCATAAATTAAAATTAGAATAAAAACAACGACACTCCAAGTTATCCATTTACTTTAATTGTTCACAACTATACTTAAGTCTCAACAACAATTTAGGAGGGGATATGTTTCAATCACAATCCTTAAAAGAGTTAGCAATAGCTCTTAATAAAGCACAGTCTCAGTTAAAAAAAGCTAAGAAAGATTCTCAAAATCCACACTTTAGAAGTAAATATGCAGATCTAGAAAGTGTCTGGGATGCATGCCGTGAAGCCCTTAACCAGAACGGACTCACAGTCATTCAAACCGTTGGAACAATGGATAATAAAGCAACCCTTACAACAATGTTACTTCACACTTCTGGGGAGTACGTTTCAGACACGGCTTTACTTCCAGTGATCAAAGGTGGTCCTCAAGAACTAGGCTCATGTCTGACTTACTTAAAAAGATACAGTCTTTCGGCCATAGTCGGAATTGCAGACAGTGATGATGATGGTGAGATCGCAGAAGGCCGTAGAAACGATTTTCAAAAAACAAGTACTCAGACTGAGCCAATCCCCGTTTACGTGCCGCTAAAATCAAATGTGCGAGAATCCGCACCATCTGTGACAGCAGCCGAAGTGAACCTTCCCCCGAGTCAGTTTATTAGACAAGTCAGACCACTAACTGCCCCTCAAATAAAAAGACTCTACGCAATCGCAGGATCAACTGGCTGGCCCCCAGCTTTTGTTGACGCATATGTGAATAAGCATTTTAAAAAGAATGCCGCAGCCCTATCGAAACAAGAATATGACTCGACGTGTGAGACGTTTCAGAATCTCAAATGCACAGACTTTCAAAAAGACGAACTCAAGCCTTTTGTGAAAGTTAAAAACGCAGTGGCTGAGCTGGAAAAAGCAAAATACGTTGATCATACGGCCCCCTCTTTTGACCAAGATGAGCAAGTTCCATTCTAGGATAATCATGGGGGAGTATTACTTAGCCGTTAAAATAAACAAAAAATGGACTGCCATAAGCGGCATGCACAACATTGAAAACGCATACAGAAAAACAATCAGACTATCAATAGCGGAGAAAAAAGATGTCGCAATCGTCACAAACCAGCACAAGATTATCAATATTTATTCCAACGGCCAATTTATCTACGAAGGGAACTTGCGTGAATACCATCGCAAAAAAAGAAGATCTTTTCAGCTTGATTAATTATATCTCCACAGTCGAAGGAGAAGAAAAAGAAAGAGCCGTCACAACCCTTCGTCAGCTTATTGGAAACGAGATTGAGAACTTTTTTGAGTCCCAAGTCTATGTGAAATCCCAAATCGAAATGCTAAAAGATTTAAAACACGACGTAAGTGAAAGAATTAAAACTTATGAGAATCAACTTGAAAGACTAGAAGAGTTTGCACTTTATAATCTTAAAGCCATGGAGATGGACAAACTAAAGTCTGATTTAACCGGACACTACATAGAATGGAAAGTTTCAGAAACAGTTGATGTCTTTAATGAAGACATTGTTCCTACTGGGTACGATAAAAAACAAGAAAGACAAATCGATATCGCAAAGGTGAGAAAAGCTTTATTAAGTGGAATTACAGTTCCTGGAGCACAACTTAAACAAACGGAATATGGGTTCATCTCATCACCGAAATCAAGACTTCCAAAGAAGGAGATTTAAAAATGAATGTAAGAGATTTAGCAGTACACGTCACAAAAAGAGAAGGACTTAAAGTTTCAGTTTCCGTTGCCCAGGTTAGGGAAATTATTAGAATCTTAGCTATTGTCTTTGCTGAGGAGCACGTTGATGGCAACCCAGACTCATGGGAGCACTTTAGAGAATATGCTTATAAATTCACCAAAACCGTTAAAAGAGATAAGTTGAATAAATAATATGTCATGTGTTTATTATTACTGTAACCAGTGCGGGTACAACGATTTATTAGAATTTAAACAGTGTCCAGTTTGTCTGGATACAAACATTACGAGGGATTATGACGAAACAAATATTGATAAGCTTTTTACTTTGTCTGATGACAATAGGGTTCGCACTATTTTTTATGCCGTTTTTTATTTTAGATAAGATGACCCGTCCGCGTATTTAAAAACGAAATTTCGTTATTAAAAGTAAAGTCTACGCGGATGGGTTTTTAAATGGAGGGATTATGAATAAAATTGGAGAAACAGGATATAGAGGCGTATCCAAACAATACGATAAATTCACAGCAAGAATAACCATAGATAAAGAGATGTTTATTATAGGCAGGTATAACACAGCCATTGAAGCTGCAAAAGCCTATGACTCTTTTGCTAAGAATGTTTATCTAAATAGAGTTAATTTTAAGGAAGAACAGAAATGAATTTTATAAAGGAATTTCTGATGTGTTTTATTTTTGAAACTCACACATATATCAAGGAAGAAGACTCTCTTGGAATTGTTAGGTGCAAATTTTGTCGACACATAATTGATTGGGACGGAAGAGTGAAATGAGCAAACTTAAATTCACGCCTGAGGATTTTGGTAAGCATATTGGCACCATTACTGGGTGGACCACGTTAGGCGCGGATGCAGCATCAAATGTCGCCAACGCCAAATTCGACGAATGGCTTTCTAAGCAAGTCAAAATGAGAGGTGCTGTTTTTAGTGGAGTATACCATATGTTTTCAGCCAGCAAATTCCACGACACCCACGAGGGATTTCTTGTGTGTATTGAGAAAATCGACAAGGATTTAGACAAATGAGCGAAGTGGGCTTGGTGGTGGATCGTGCATCGCAAAAAGCATTTGAGGGGAATATTAAAGAGCTGCCGGCGTTTACAGACGGCTTTAAGGCTGGGGTATCGTGGACGCTGAAATATCATCCTGATGTTTTAGAGTTTTTCAGTGCATTTGAGCAGATTAAGTCAGAATGGGAAAGGCTAAAAGAAGTCATGTCCAGTAGAATGGAGAAGAAATGACCGATCAATACCGTGAGGCTTTAGAAAAAGCAGCTCAAGAGCTTAGTTGGAGAAGTGAGTATCATCCTGATGTTCTTTTAAAGTGCAGCGAGGGAGATCATTGGCGCATGAAAGAGGATGCCTTTAAAGCCGGTCACGCCTGGGCGCTCAATAATCCGCCGCCTGAGTGGGTGAGGTTGGTTCATGCCCTGGCAAAAATAAGTCGCGAAGAGGATGCTTATCCATACAAATTTTCGGGTGATGAAAGAATAAATGAAATAGAGGACATAGATGTCGGTCACAGAAGAGAGCTGGCTAATATCGCAAGAAAAGCCCTCGCCGCCTTCGACAAACCTTCAGGAGAAACGAAATGAGTGATTCAGCCGGTTGCATTTGTGGATCTACTGGGAACTGTCCAGTTCATCCTAATTATACTTTTCCATATAGCATTAGCATGAAAGCAGAACCGACTTATGAGGATGGTTTTTCTGATGGGTACTCAAGGGCGTGGCAAGAATGCTGGGAGTTTTTATTGGAGAAAATTAACGAAGAGAAAAAAGAGCGAGAAGAGTTGCTTCGGAAACAACATGAAGCGACGCCACAGAAAACTCAAGCGGAGGGCTAAGGCGAGATGAGCGAGTGGGGGGATAAGATAATTTTAGACGCTTGTTGTGGCGGACGAATGTTTTGGTTTAATAAAAAACACCCAAAAACTCTTTACTGCGATGTTCGTAAAGAGAGTTTCACAGCTTGCGACGGCCGAAAGATTAAAATTGAACCGGATATAATAGTGGACTATAAAAAAATGCCTTTTAAAGATAACAGTTTCCACATGGTTGTATTCGATCCGCCGCATCTTAAGGGCGCAGGTGAAAACGGATGGATGGCTCAAAAGTATGGACGACTCGGATCCGACTGGAAAAACGAAATCAAACTTGGATTTGATGAGTGCATGAGGGTTTTAAAGCCGAACGGTTCATTAATATTTAAGTGGAATGAGCACTCTATAAAAGTTTCTGAACTAATTTCTGTTATCGGATCCGAACCGTTATTTGGTCATAGAACGCTTCAGTCGTCGAAAACAATATGGATGGCTTTTTTAAAGGACGCCCCATGACACCCACCCCAAGCCGAAAGGTGAGAGAGCTCTATCATGAAGACAAAGTATGGGTTCCTAAGAAAGAATACGGCAACTGTTTAAGTCTTCTGCGTGAGGCTTTGGAGGTAATTGCAGGTCACCATTGTTCACCATTGCCATGTGAACTGTGTAAGATGGAAGTAAAACTCCGCGCAAGCCTTAACGAGAATAAACTACAATCACCTTAGATCCAATATTCCCACTTGGATCCGTCGCTTTCGCCTCAATTCTAAATGTCCCACTGCGTCTATTCGGAACTGTCCATGTACACTTATAAGGTGACACAGTCGCAGTACACTTAAGTGATCCATCGACATAAAATGAAACCTTAGTTATAACCCCACTATTGTCAGTAGCCGTAGCCGACAGAACAACTCTAGATCGTCTTAAAACAGTTGATCCATTGGCAGGGGATACGAAGGTCACAACTGGAAGGATCGTATCTTGTGGAGGCGGCGGTGGGTCTACAACGACAGATCCAGCCAAAGCGCAGACAACCGAAGACGCACCAGACACAAGACCCATCGAGTCAACGGAACTCACAGAATAACAATATTGATTTCCAGCCAAGGTTCCTTCTGTATTAAGAAGCGACAATGAACTAGTCGATGCATAGGGAAGTCCTGATTTGTTAACGATATAACTTAAGATAGTTCGACCACCTGAAGCTACAGAGTCTTTCCATTTAATTTGGATTCCCCCTGTCACGGCAGACGCGGTAACTTCCGTTGGAGGAGATGGTTTTGTTATTGCGACATTTATTGTCCGTATAGCAGAATTAGTCGATTGACCTATTCCATTATACGCTCTTGCGATGATTGAATGTTTCCCATCCCCCAAAGACTCTACTGGTAATGTTAGAGAATAAGGATAACGAGAGACTCGACCAACAACCACCCCATCACTTAAATAATCAATTGATGCGATTCCGTAATAGTTATTCCATGCGCTAACGGTTAAATTAACCTTCTCGCCTGAAAAATGAATCTCCTTATCAAGAGGCGTCAACAAACTGACGGTGGGTAAAGAATAGGGAAGATAATTTCCAGATGAATCCTTCACGCAACTAGGAGGGCCTGTGACGCCAGACTCAACTGCTGGCGTTGAGTTAGATCCTTCTTTTCCTATAACTTTATATTTGTGGAGAGTAAATAATCCAGGCTGTGTACTAAACTGATCAACCTCTGTCATTCGAGTATCACTACCCACAAGAACGTTAGTGATCTTAACTTCTCCGATCACGTTTCCTGACCAATCAACTGGGTAACTATAAACATCATAGCTTGTAACTGATTTATTTGTATTGTCCCAACTTAGGGACATGGCAGTACAAATGCCTCCAACCACAGATAGATTCTGAGCAGGAGTTGGATCAAATTGGGGAACAGCAGTCTTCAAAATGGTTACTAAATGTGTATTGTGCTCACCAATAATAACACCAGTAGACACGAAATTCTTTTCGTCATTGATCATTTGACCTGTGACAGGATCGCGAACAGGTCCACAAGTTTTATAAACTCCGTCAACAATCGCCGTATGACAGACAGGAGGCAAAAACTTTAGTACGACCGTTCTATCTTCCTTAAGGTAAGGATTAGATTTAACTGTGAAAGTAATTTTTCCTGATAACTGTCCAGCTAGAATTTTAACCATACCACTATTAGGTATACTCACATGGTCTGGGTATTTGGCCGTCCCAGAAACATCAACTGGAATATACAAATCTTTCGTCGACGCTCGATCAAGATTCACAGTTGCTGTAACAGTCCCAACATCTTGGGAAACGGTCTGTGATTCTACAGAGAAGTTTGCAACTGGGAGCTTAAAAGTAACCCCACTCGCCGTAGAGGGAACAGTAAACACAGTGTTATTTGAGACATAACTGTCTGAACCATCGTTACTTAACTCAAGGGCCGGCTTTCCTTTATATGTAGCGACTCTAACACCATAAAATCCAGGTAGCATAAGCTTGCTTGAGTTCCATGAGGTTAAAGGAATCCAGGTATCACTTCCTTCGGTTTGAACTTCAATGTCCCACATGTAGCCACGTTTAAATCCAGGGAACTCAAAAAACTCTGTTACAAATTCGTTAAGGCTATCAGGGTAAACATATTTCCCAAACATTTCAGGAACTAGATAATCAATTATATAATCCTTAGCATCGATGTTTAATTTCAAATGCCATTCTCTATACTGAACGGCTTGACCATTATTCACCAAAGGAAGTGTTGGAACATTAGGACAATCTCTTCCCCAGTTTTTAAAATCCCCCTGAACAATATCGCCACGAGAAAGTTCGATAGCGACATCTTTGCCGTCAACATCCATTTGAAATGGAGCGCTGAATTTAAGTTCAAAAGGATTCATGTCTGCATAATGAGCAACGCGTGGAAACATATTTGTATCATGAGGCCTTAAACCAAACGGCCCTGCACCTAAAACGCTATTTGGATTATTAAAATCCTGCATTGAAATCTCAAGACCTGTACCCCATGGCGCCCTAGTAACACCAGAAGAGACAGATCCAAGAGGCAAAGCCGTGTCACATGATCTGTCATTAAGCAGCGTAGGAGTTTGATTAAAGTTGGCTTCAAACTGAATGGCATGAACCGTCGTGTCGGCTGGGTTATAAACTCGACTTACATCAAAGATAATTCCACCGTTAATAACTGCGTCTTTTCGAATCTTGTGCCTTACCTTTACGACCTTTTGGATTCTTTGAGTATGATCAAGACCAATAACTCCTGCATAAGAAAAGACAGGAAACAGCAGTACCAATAAAACCCTTACCATAATTCCCCCTAGAAATATTTCATGATGGTATTGTAATGAATATCTATTGTAAAAATTATTATTTAAATTGTCGTCCTTCTAATATAATAATGCACCCTGTCTTAAGGGGTATTATGAAGAAATACTATTTTGCCAAAGGAAGTCCTTTTGATCCAAAAGACGCTCAGAAGGTTGGTGAGTATTTAGAAAGATATTTTCCTAATTCTAACTTTAAACCAGAACAGATCGTCGAGATTGCTAGACCTCCGACATCCCCAATTCACAAATACTTTGATTGGGATGATGAGACTGCAGCTAAAAAATATAGACTACAACAAGCAAGAAGAATTGTTAATGCTCTTTATATAAGCATAGAAAATGTTGAAACAAGAGCATTCGAATCTGTTTACCTAAAAGCAATCGATGAAACATCATACATGAATTCAGAAACTATTTTTAATAGTAAAGATTTGTGGCTTCAGGTGGTTGACGCCGCAAAGAGAGAACTTTTGTACTGGGAAGCAAAATACTCTCTTTATAAACAACAACTTCCCGAAATATTCCAGGCGATTGAACGCCTGAAAGAAAGAGAGAAAAAGCATGAAAAAGAAAGCGTCGGTAGAAACCGAAGAACAAATAGTTATTCCGCCAATCGAAACAAAGGTGGCGCAAATTACATTAAAAGGGATAACACCGCTTCTGGTAAACAAATTCGACGAAAAGTCGAAGACAGAAATGCTAGAAAAACAAATGAAAGGCGCAAAGAAGGCTAAGGCCGCGAGAGACCCTCAAGCTGAATTCGAGGCAAGTCTTTATAGAATGCCAGGAAAGAAAAATGTTTATGGGGTTCCGGTCGGAGGAATAAAGAACTGCGCTGTTTCAGCATGCAGATTTATTGATGGAATACCAATGACTTTAGCAAAAGGCGCATTTCACGTTTTAGACGAAACAGGGACAGGACTTATACCGATTGAAGGAAGTGATCCAGTTTTAGATAGTAGGATTTGTCGAATAGGACCATTTGGAAAAAAGACGGCGATTTCAAGATTTAGAGGTCGATTTGATAAGTGGAGTCTTAGCTTCAAGGTTCGCTACAACAGTCGTGTAATATCCCCAGCACAGTTGTTAAATCTTTTTGAAAACGGAGGATTTAGTGTTGGTTTATGCGAATTTAGGCCAGAAAAAAGCGGTAGTTTGGGAATGTTTGAAGTAGCTCGAAAATAATAAACAGGAAGCGACCGGCACGGCGCTAAAAGCACCGGCGCTTTATTGGATCGGATAGGCAGGAGAGGCGAGGAATCGTAAAGAGCGGCGGAGTGTCGCTTGCAGAATAGTGGAGTGGCCGGAAACGCATTGGCCATGCGAGGCCTGGACGATACAGGAACCGATAGGCAGGACAGAAATGTTCTATGCTTGATTGGCTCGGCAGGAATGGCTGAAAAATGGAACCGAATTGCACGAAATTGAGCGGACACGATTGGCAGTCGTGGCGATTACAGGCGCAGAGGATAAGGGAGATTAATGGCAGGGCAGGATCGGAACTCAATGGCTCGGAATCGTTGGGAGTAGAAGCGACCGGCAGCAACGGCGGAGATGGGAACGGCAAGCAAAGTCGTCCAGAGGACTGGCAGGAGAGGCACGGAGAGGACCGGAAGAGCGAAGACAGGAC